ATTGTAGATCACAGTTAATACCTTTGTAGTCTACATCAAGAATTAGATCGCCACCTTCAAACTCACTCGGATCGTTCAATAGCAAACTAAAACTTAGTTTTCGTGTATCACCATTTTGTCCTTTAAGGGCACCATCGCAATGTGTTACATAATGACCTTTCTTTTCTGCGGTATATACACTATACTGGCAAGGTTCTAAATAGGTAATAGCAAATTTGTATAATGTATTATTTGCATAATGCACAGCATCGCCTAACCTTGCATAAATTTCTGGAAAACGGTTTGTGTCAATCCAACTAATATCAGTTGATCGAACAGTATCGTTTGAGCCTACTGCATTGTCATCCTCGATAAATCCAGCGGGTTCTAATGGGTTCTCTTTGTTCACATAGTCAGCCAATTCTTGTATTTGTTCTGGTATTAGAACATTGTCTAACTTAAAATGCGGAAATGGATTGCTGTTAATTAATGGTGGAACTAAATTATACATTTGTTGCTCTAATCTGTAGTGTTACTCTTGTCTGTTTTGCCCACGGAGTAATACTAGTAACCGAGTGCATAACAGGCTTTTCCATTCTATTAATCAAGATCATTTTGTTGTAATTTGGTTCTTCGGCAATAATTTTTCCTAGTGTGCTATCTCTATATAAAAACAATCCACCATCGTTAAAATCCCAATCATGATTAAGATAAACTGTTGCACTAGCACCATACCCCATATCATCGTGCCAATCTAGCATACTGTTTCTATTCCAAAGGTACACGTATGATTTAAAATCGTAATCTTTTAATCTTGGATCTACTTCAACAATAAGTTTTTTAAGTTCTTCGTTAAACTCGTCAATTAAAGTCATATTAAAACTAGTTGAGCCTTCGTGAACAATGTTATCAACACTATGGCTTGTCATCCAAGCAAATGAATTGCTTTGAATTTTTTCTTTGATATGAAGAGCAATATCTTCAATCATTTTTTGAGGTAGAAAGTTTTCTTTAATTGTAATCATATTATTGTTTTTATAAACCCTATTCCATCTATTCCTAAGTATATAACATACATTAGTGTGAAGCCGAACGATTTCCGGCTATATGCGGCGGTCATTAACAATACACTAGCCAGTATAAAAAACAAGTAGGCCCAAAACATAGGTGGGTTTGGTGAGTACCACATTAAGATTAAACTAGCAATTAAATTGCTAACCATACCTACAACTTCGTAGGCAAATCGTTTTGGGTTTGATCTAAAGTCTTTCTTGATCCAGTTTAATGTATCCTTACGACCTATACGACTCACACCTGCCTTTCTGCAATGTACTTGTTAGAGTTTACTTGAACAAAGTAACTTCTAGCAATCATATCGCAAAAACGTTGGAATTCTAATCCAAGACGAGCAGTAGCAGTCATGTATCCTGCTCTTGTTGTTTTACTTTCGTTAATAATTTGATATTTGTATCGAGGATTGATTAGATACACACCACCCTCAATCATTGGCATTGATCCGCAGTTTTCAACAACTAGTTTACAATCTTTGCCAGGCATTCTAACAGCACAAAGAATTGGTAATGCATCATCAAGAAAATCAAATGCATTGTTAATATTATATTCTTTATCCTGTCTTGGCTCTATTGAACTTTCAGCATCCAAAAATTCATATTTAATCCAACCAAATCTTTCAGATGGGAAACGTGTTTCCCACCATTCTCTTGTGTATGGAACTTCGTATGTTGTTGCAGGTCTATACTGTCCATTGGTTGCTAAGAACACTTCGTTTCGTCCTGGAAACTTTTGCTCAATCTTTTCTAGTTCAATACGTCCTCGGTAGTCTTGTCCTAATGGAATGAATTCTGGACTGTTAACAGATCGAACAGCAAGATTAATCCATCCAATGTCCTGCTTTATCATTTGTTCCAAATACCATTTAGCAACGTGAAATCCTTGATGTGGGTCAACGTCCTCAGGTAAAGGCGGAAAGATTATTTCTTTATCTTTATGTTCGTTATAAAAGTCTGTCATTTTTTCTAGCACTTATAAGTTGCCTTTGCAACCTAAATATTTCTTCCTTAACTAACTGTTGCTTCTGAAACTTAACATTACGCTTTTGCATTTTAGTAAGTTCATTAATCTTTTCTTGAATCCTTTTTTCAAGAGCGTTTATTAAGTTCTGATCCATACTATATTTAATACAATGTTTGGTGCCCAGTGACAGAATCGAACTGCCAATAGATGATTACAAATCAACTGTTATACCATTTAACTAACCGGGCAAAATTTGAACTGCTGTAATACGATCGTAGCGGAAACTACGGAAACCTTTTGATTCAGTGGCCCATACAGCAATTACTTTATCTGAAATTTCTCGGACTTTCTTTTGAGTTAACGGCTCGTCTTTTTTAGCGGGTGGTAGCATACTAGGAATTAGTGTGCAAGGCATTACACGTTTATCGCCGTCTAGTTTAGTAAAGGTTACTTCAACTACGTTTTCCCTTAGCATTTTCAGAAGATCGTCCTTTGTCGGAATCCCCTTCATTTCTGCGATCTTTTTTTCCAAAGATTCTGTCGTATCCTTCTGCGTATTTTGCATCGTCTGCACCTTTTCTTCTTCCACTACCTTTGCCTCCGTCACTCAATTCAACGTCCTCTTATTTTTAAGTTTATCTTCTTCTGGAATATCCCATGCCATCTGTTCTTCAATAGCATAACGAGCACCTTCGATATAATCTCGATCTTCGTCGTCTAACGCACTCCAAAACTTACTTACTGTTTGAATGTGTTCTTCAACAACTTCAGGACGTTTTAAATGATAATTATCCTCCATCCACATTTGGAGAATATCCATACGTTGTTTAATTTTTTCTCTTACACTCAAATCAAAATCCTCGACCATTTGTGATCTTGTATTCCTGTGGTCCAGGTGTTGTAAACTCCATGCCCATTTTATTTCCGACATAAACTTTACCATTCCATTGCATCTTGATTTGATTTTGCACCATGAATACTTCGACAAACTTTCCTTTTTCAAATCTGTCTACATCTGCTGTAATAGTCTTGTCATTATCTGTACAAGTTACTACACACGTTTTATCATGTTCTGTTCTAATCATGTTATCTCCTTTTTAAATTATTATATTGTAAGTAGATCAAAAAGTCAACTATTAAAAAATTAAAAAACAATCCTGTAGTAGTAAGCATCACTCCAAAAAGCATAGGGATAATAATTAGGAACAATCCTAGTTTAATAAGATAATCAAAGGCTAATTCAACCGGAACTGTCCAAAACAACCAAGTCATACAGTATACTCGAAATTATTTGATTCAGTGTTTTCACTGACCCATTCAGCACCATTGCGTAGATGAAACTTCATTGCCATTTCAGTCTTAGGACTAAGAGTAACATATCGTTTAACATTCTTAGTGTTCTTAATATGATCCGCGGCACGTAATACCATGTCACGCCCTGCACCTTTTGCATAACTCCATACTGTATAGAATATTGCAATATCACCATCAACTGTACTAAACTCTGTTAGTTCTTGTTCATTAGTTGGAACTTTGTTTGCATAGGCAACACAAATAACCGCTTGTATTACACTATCTTCGTTTTCGAGTGCATAAACTTCTCTACCATTACTAATTCGATATGCTAACGGTAAGTGGCCTCGAACAGGATCGTCGGAACAGTGACCAATGTTCCAGTCATCTTGAATTTGAATTAATTCCATTATTTGATTCCTAATATCAGTTTGACCCTGCGTAAATCACTTTCTGGATTGCACACAGGAATTCTATTGTACTTTTCGTAGTACTTAACCATCAAAGCCATCTCATGATCTTTGACCTGACTGCTATGCATTGGCAAGTATGCTTGATAGCAATGATCGATATCTGCTTTATCAAAGTTTTCTTTAAATGCTGTACCACAACCGTAAGGCGAAAGCCTTTCGTTTCGTACTGTGCCTTTAAAGTCTGTACGGCGACCGAGCATACAATTACGTGTTACTGCTCTACTTTCGCCAATATAAATTACACCTTCATGTAGGAAGTCTGCAGGACCAGTTGGAGGACCGTCCTTATATAATCCGTAAACATAACAACCAGCATCTTTTTTATCAAAACCCCAATTAGCACTCCAAGATTCGTCGATGTGATGCCATTTAGTAAACTCTAAACTCCAAGGGTCAACAAGTGTCATTTCTTGGGTACTAAATGCATCTAGGCCACTAGTTGTGAAAACTTTCTTGAACGTATAACATAGTTCTTCAAGTTTATCTTCGTGTTGTGTAAAAATAGACTCTAGTACTTCTTGTTTGAGTCCATGTCCTCCACTAGCCTTTGCAATGTTTTCTGCGAGTATCTTCGCTTTCATGTTACACCTTACATCTTTGCTTCGCGTTCTTTACGAGCCTTGTTTGCTCTAGCAATACCACGCTTCTTGTCAAGTCTTTTTTGCTCACTTGGCTTAGTATAGTATTGACGTTCTTTAAGTTCAACTAGTAATCCGCTTTTTTTAATTTTACGTTTAAGTTGTCTTAATGCTTTTTCAACGTTATTATTTTTTACTATTACTTGCATACTCCTCCTTTCCGTGTTAATGGAGCGTTCTCATTGCTCCTTCATCATTTAAATCAATTCCAAAGTATTCTTCACAAATTGTAACGATACTTTCTGGAACTAAATCTTCTTCTTTACCTGCTGGTATATACAAGCCTTTCAAATCTCCATCAGCACTAATAATTAGTGCCCAGTCATCATCTTCCATGGCTTCACCAAGTTCAAAATATTCTTGGTTGTCTTGCATTGTACACTCCATAACTAAATTATATACTATTACTATTTAATGTCAACCTATTTTTACATAATTGATCATTGTTTCGGGGTATTTGGTAATAAAGTTTTTACCGTGGCCTTTTACTTTGCCTTTTATTTTGAACGTAGTATCTACTTTTGGCAGTTGCTTAGTTTGATCAAAGTTTTTAAAGAAACTGACAAGGTTACCATCAAGTGATCCATTTAATACATGGCAACCGAAACGTTCTACAAAACGAATTTCATTAAGTGTAAACATACCAAACACTTGTTCACCAATACGCCCAATGTGTTTACTTTCACTAAAGTCGTTTTTAATCTTTTTCTTTAGTTCTTTCTTTTCGAAACTATCAAAATATACTTTTGGAAGAACTGCTACAACACCAAAGTCGGAACGTTTCAAAGTACTTTTAGTAATAGATTCAAGTAGTGACTTCATAAAGTCGTTTAACGAATCAGCAATTACGGCAAATGCGTTTTCTTTGTGCAAATACTCTACACTTTTACGAGCATTCTCACGGTCTTCATCAATTACTGTAATAGGCTGGAAGTCCGGAGGGTTCATACCGTACGGTGCTAATTGGCATAACATTGATTCTTTATTAGAGAAAAGTGTAGGATTGTCTTCTGAAAACCTACGTGTATCTCTATAATAGCCACCGTTGTGTCGATGTGTTGCAAATGCAACAGACAATACTTCTAGAGTATCGTATTCTTTTTTCTTTGTATTCGCCACGGGTTTTACCTTGCCTTCGTTTCTAAGTTCAAATGCTAGTTCTTGTGTTTTGAACTCTTTCTTTGTCATATCGCCTATCATTAGAAGCCTCATTACCTAAGTGTTATAGTGTTATAATAACACAAAGTATTATATTTGTCAACCAAAAAAATATTAAAATATGTGATCTGCAATACCTAAATCAACCATTTGTTTGGCTGTGTAATATTGATCACTTGGGTTCTTAATAAATTTGTTACGTACTTCTTGGATTGTCATTCCGCTGGCATCTTTTAATATTTGTAAACAACGCATTTCACAGTTTTGGTTTTCTTTCATCTGTGCTTTCATGTCGTGTACTTTGGCTTCCATTGAGTCGGAATGTTGATGATTCATTGAACCTGCATTTTTACCAACATAACGCTCACCCTGTTTGCCACTAGCAAAAATTAAAAAGCCAGCACTCATAACAGCACCAATACCGATAGTGCTAATGTTATGATAACTGTTCTTCATTACATCAATCAAAGCAAATGCTTCGTATAGGTCTCCGCCATATGTGTTAATGTAAAGTTTAAGGGTACGTTTTGGTTTCTTGTTTAAGTTTGCAGAAAGAATCCATTTGATTGCTTCACCTACATTTTCACTAGCAATGTCGCCGTGCAGATAATGGATATCACTGTCCAACAGACTTTTATCAATGGCGTCACTTGCAGTCCAATTATCGTATTTTGTAGGCATATTTTATTCTATTAGTTATGTACGTATATTTATTCGATTGCCCAGGCTTTGTGACCAAGATCGTTTTGCTCGGCCCATCTAACAAATAGGCCTATTTCACGACCCATTGCTTCAATTTCCCATGGATAATCCCAGTAACTCATTTTGTCACGGTTGTATTCTACTCCGTCAAATTTAACATATTGACGTCCTTTCATCAGATCCTTCATTTGACCTGTTGCGAACTGTTTGACGTGTACCATTTCGTGACACACTGATTCTAGTGCTTTACGTAGTGGTTGTGATTTGTCAATTTCTATAGTAAATTCCTTAGGACGAGTATTATCATCTTCCCACATACAAGTACCGCACTCGTTGTGTTTTTCATACATATCTTTTGTGTATCGTACTGTAACTTCTAGTGAGTTTGTCATTCGCTTAGACATAAGCATATATGCACAGAAATGAACTAGGCTTTCTGTGTATTTCTTTTGACTGCGATTAGCATTTACTACGGTAACTTGCACTATTACTTTTCCTCTTGTTTAGTGTATGCACTTCTGTCTTGTGAAACCAGATAACAATCGGCTTGTATCTGTGCAATTAGATTATCAATTTCTAAATTTGAACCCTTGACTGCACCATATTTTAGTTCTCTTAATCTGTCGGCATCTTTTTTAATACCATCAATCTTGTCGCACATTTGGCTAATTTTATGAAGCATTGATCCCTCCTTATTTTTAAACTATAAATAGTTTAACAGAACGAAAGGCAAAAGTCAAGTGGAAATTTTCCTATTTTTAATGATAAAACACGCTATTGTTGACCTTGGTTTTCAACCATTTGGTCTCGGTAGTTCCAAAAAATATTATTTTGGTTGGCCCGCTCACAAACAACATTATGTCCCACACGGACTCTTAACCGTGCTTGTAATGGCGTCTTACACGCACATAAACGTCGCTGTAGCGTTGGGAATACTAGATTATATACTACACTGGCATACAGACTTTACTAAGACTAAAATACGTAATTATTTTGAATGGACTAGCAAAGACAGACAGTTTTGGATTTTGAATGCTGTAGATCAAATACTACACTTTACTGGATACTATATAATTGTGTTGATTGCTACTTCACAAATTTAAACGCAAACTTACCGCCAATACGTGAACTATAATAATTCTTAGAACCATCTAGTGCAACAGTACCTTGGAAGTTTGGAGGGTAAACAGCCTGGAAGCCAGTTACACGAATGTCGTCACCCTTCTTACCAACTTTGGTATAAAGTTGTATAATACTTGCTGTGTTTAATAATGAAATTGCTTCTGTAGAAAATTTTGGATTTTCGTTTACCTTGAGTGCAACCTTTTTAGCCAACGCACTTGTGATAGCATATCCGGTATTAAACCCTTGAACAGTCATATCAAAGTTAACACCTTCAACCATTTTAGTTGCTTCGTCACTCATGTTTTCAAAGTCTTGTTTACCTTGCTTCATATACTCGTCTGCTTCTTTTCTTAGTGCAGGAGTTGATAACTGAAACTTTTCGCCTAAATCAAAAGGTGCTTCTTTTGCACTCTTAGTTGCAATAGTTGTAACTATGTCTGCAACAAACTTTGTATTTGACATTAGTTCGGCATTGTCTTTGTTCTTTTGTAAAGAGTCATACAAGTTCTTTGCACTAGCAGATGCACCAGCGCCACCTTTAGAACTAATACCAATCTCTTTGCCGTCTGGAGCAAGGAACACGCTATCGACTAAGTTGTAGTTCATTGCCATAGGCCAAAAGATATTAAGGTCTTTCCAGTTAGCGCCACCGGCTAACTCTTGTCTTGCCTGTTCGGCGTCACCTTGTACAAGGCCACCCATCATAGCAACCGGACCCATAATTTCACCAAAGTAATCTCTAATAGATTCTAGTTTTTCAATCTGCCCTGGGAACTCAGGCATTTGTCCATTAGATGCTGATTCAAGTGCAGTTACAAGAACTTCACCTTCCTGGCCAGCATTAGTTCTTACAGTTTGAATAATCTGTTCTGGACCTTTAAATTTGTTTTGAGATTTAATTAGTGTTTGTGGATCTAAACCAGTATCAATCTTTAACGCACCCTTGGTACCTAATTTCCAACCTGATGGAATTTGACTGTTACCCCAAACACCCATTAGGTCTGCACCTACTTGTCTAAGATATCTACCCCAGTAAATGTCTTTACCATCGCTAGTTCTAATCTGTGCAATACCAAATGCTAGTGTTCCTGCGTTAGCAGTATTAACCCATTCAATTTTAGCATTGTTATTTTTTTCAAACTCTGCAATGGCTTCGTCACGTTCTTCTGCTGTAGCAAATTTACCACCTTGTGAAAGATCTGGAATTGCAATCGCTTGTACGAACTCTGCCTTTTCGCCATTGTCGTGGATATATGGCTCTCCAGGTTTACGCCCGAAAATGCCTTTAGACTCTATTACTTGTGTTTGTTTAAATTCGAAAAACCTCATAGCACTAGTATTTATGCTATTTTTGGAAATAATGCGTTAGTGCAGAATTCGTCAACATCTGCTTCATTAAGTCCTAATGACTTCATAACTCTAGGTGTATGTGGATTTTGTTGCTGGTTATGGCAGTAGTAGTTTTGAGCACCTGCTGTAATATCTACACTAGCATTGCCTGTATACTCAGGAACACTATCAAACCATACACGCAGGTTTTCTAAAGCAAGATCTACAATAGCAGTTGCTTCTTCTTCTGTGCGAACATTACCTGCGGCAACCATTCCTGGTGAAAAGATGTTCTGTGCCCATTCGGGTAGTTCACGTTGTTTACTAGGAATAAAATCTTTAACAGCATCTAAGTACCATTCTACAAGAGGATGTTCTTCACCGCCTGAACTTGCTGAAAAATCATGAAATGCACCTGTCATTTTATTCTTACCTGCAATAACATCAAAGCCGTAAATAGGACCATCATTTGATAACACAGGAAAACAACATACGTGCATCATCCACAGTCCGTGCGAGTCTCTTGCGTCTACAACATCAATGTGTGCTCTGCGTACATGATCATTTGCCCATACTCTGTTGATCCAACCGTTCTCAGGCTGATTAAATTTGTTTAATCCTTTTTCTTCTATTTCAGTGGCTTTCTCATCAAAGATGTTTAATATTTCATTTTGGCATTCAATTAGTTTATCCCAAATGACACTCATGATCTGTTTCCCCAATCTCTATTATACATACCAGGTGTTGTCCAATCAACATCGTCTTTGTTCATCTTTTCTAAAAGTTCCATGGCTTTGTCTTTTTCTAATCCTGGTGATGCTGTTTTAATTCCTGTTGTGTTAAGCCATAGTTTCCAATTCATCTCAGCAAAGATTTCTGTATTACGGGGGAAAAACTGATAGTCATCGTCCCACATAACTGTAGGTGTATAGTTATGTTTAAAGTTTGTTGCAATCTCTGTAAGTTTATCTGTTTCCTTAAAGTTTTTATAAACGTGTTCCCAAAACTTACCTTTACGTGGATTATTAAAATAATGTAGTGCTACAAAGTTCATAGTATCTTCATAGACTGCTGTCATATCTTCGTTAAACTTTAATCTATCTTCTTCAGTATAACTTAGTTTTTCTAAAACTTTTAGGCCACTAGCACCAATTGTAAGTAATGCAAGTCCTGTTGATTCTAACGGTTCAATAAATCCACTAGCAAGTCCTACACTAAAACAGTTGCCTCTCCAGTTGTTTGCATTATATTCTGGCTTGAAAGGAACATGATTAAACTGTCCTGTTCTTAGTCTGTGTTCACCCCAATGCTGTACAAAGAAATCTTCTGCTTCTTGTTTAGTGGTAAGTTCACTGTTGTAACATAGTCCACTACCAATACGATCTTTAACAGGTGTTTTCCAAATCCAACCTAGGTCACACGCCTGTGCAGTAACGTATGGAAGTTGTACTTCATCTTCTGTTTCGTAATCTATTTGACTTGCTACTGCGGCATTAGTAAACAGCATATGACTTCTGTCAATCCATTTACTGTCGGGCAATGCATTTGAAAGTAAACGTTTAAAGCCAGTACAGTCTACAAAAAAATCTGCTGTAACTTTTGTACCGTCATCTAATGTTACATATTCAATAACACCATCAGTAACCTTTGGAGCATCAATGTGTTTTTGAATATGTGTTAGTCTTGGATACTTCTTATTAAGATAATCAGATAAGAAGTTTGCTAGTTTAACAGCATCTAAATGATATCCTACATGAGCAGTACCACCGCAAGGTGTTGTGTTATTTGGAATCTTTTTATCTACAACAGAAACTTTATGCCAAGCAATATATTTTTCTAATTCAACCTCATTAATGCCGCCGTCACGAGCAAGGTCAATGCTATCAAGTGTTCCGTGTTCTGTATGTGTTACAGGAAAAAAGAATGGTTGCCAAATGTTAATGCCGTCGCCCTTCCAGTTTGGAAAGTAAGTCCCTGTTTTAATAGTTGCGTCACAAGCCTTTGTCCATAGTTCTCTAGGAATATTACAATCGTCTAAAAAATGATCAAACCCTAAAATAGTTGCTTCACCTACGCCAACAATAGGAACATTAGGACTTTCAATAAGTGTGATTTGTGTTTCGGGTAAGTTTGATAATGCATAAGCGGCCGTAAGCCAACCAGCACTTCCTCCACCTACAATACAAATGGACCTAGCACGGCTACGACCTACTACTTCAGTCATTATCGACCTCCATCATTTCTTTGAATGTTTCTGTAGCAAAGTCAAAACATATCTTTGCTTCTTCAGCCATATCATCGTTCAACTGTTCTCTTATGGCTGTTTTCAGTTCGTCAACAGGAGCATCAAATTGATACAATCTTCCTTCTCCTGGAATTTTCTTTTTAATCATTTGTCCACCGCTTAGGTCACCCATGTGTCTAACATATACGTGAGCCATGACTTTATCTGGATCTCCCATAATTGTTCTCATATGTTCTAGATACTTTTCTGTTACTTTTAAAGTTTTAGGCATTTCTTGTTTAGGCCATAACTCTTTAAAATCATCTAGTATGCTCGGGGAACGTCTAATAGCAGGATGAGGCAATAAGCCATGTGTCATTGCTATTGCTTCTAAAATATTGTATTGAATATGTTGATTATATAAAAATGTTGCATAAAGTTCTTTGTCAATTTTACCTGACATTAAAACTTTTACAAATGCTTGGCGTTCTGCGTTCTTATGGTGTTCCCACGTTGCTTCTTTTAAGTTCATTCTTTTTCCACTTTGATCTGCAATGGGAATCCGTTTGCTCTGCTCAAAGTGGTTGCTTCTACGCTTTTTTGTTCTGCAATTTCAAATGCGTAAACGCCAACTACTGCACTTCCATCTTCATGAATTTGTAGAGTTAGATTTTTTGCTGTGTCAACAGAATGCTTAAAAGTAGTTACTAGCACATCGATCACGAAATCCATTGGTGTTTGGTCATCATTAATAAAAATAACTGAGTACCTTTCGGGCTCAGCAATTTTTATCTTAATCTTTTCGTCAATTTGTACATCCATATTATTACTTATCATTGTATGATCTCCTACCAGTAAATAATGATAGTGGGGATTGCTCCCCACTACCGACCTTTTAAGTGTATTACTTAACTTCGATTGATCTTGCTTTTTTAGCCTCTGGAATAATTCTTTCCAAAGCAATTCTAAGCAAGCCATCTTTTAGTTCAGCACCTTGTACTACTACATCGTCTGCAATAGTAAATGATTTAGTAAAGTGCCTTTTACTAATACCTCTGTATTGTACACCATCCGCTTCATCGTCAGTTTTTGACTCTTGGATTGATTTAACAGTTACCACACCGTCTTCGTATGATACGTCAATATCCTTTTTGCCAAAACCAGCAAGTGCTAATTCAATATCGTAAGTATAGTCGCCTGTTTTTACAATATTGTATGGCGGATAGTTAGTGTTAAAAGTAGGTGCATTGAAGAAGTCGTCTTCAATCATTCTTTCGAATCTATCAAAGATAGGATCGAACCCTACTGATACGGGTCTTAGTTGGTTAAAGATTGATAGTGATTTGTTTGTCATTTGTTTTCTCCTTATTAAGCAAGTTGTTTGTCATGTAAGACCTATCAAGCATCTTACAATCTTATTTATCTACCTCTTCAAACTCGGCGTCTACAACGTTTTCATCTTTCTTAGATGTTGTTTCTGCTTCTTCTGAAGTGTTAGATTCTTGTTGTGCCTTGTAAACTGCTTCACCTAACTTCATTGCCACTTGTGATAGTGCTTCTGTTTTAGATTTAATATCTTCAACATTGTCACCTTTAAGTGCTTCTTGTAAGTTAGTCTTAGCATCTTCAATTGATGTTTTAATATCTTCCGATACTTTATCACCGTGTTCTTTTAACTGTGATTCAACTGAGTGTACAAGACCGTCAGCATTGTTTCTAGCATCTACGGCTTCTCTCTTTTGTTTGTCAGCCTCTTTATTTGCTTCTGCATCTTTGACCATTTGTTCAATTTCTGCATCACTCAAACCGCCGTCTGATTTAATAGAGATTGTTTGTTCTTTGCCTGTGCCTTTATCTTTTGCTGATACGTTAACAATACCGTTTGCGTCAATATCAAATGTTACTTCAATTTGAGGCATACCTTTTGGTGCTGGTGCAATACCTTCTAGATTAAAGAGACCAAGTTCTTTATTATCTACAGCCATTTCACGCTCACCTTGTAATACCTTAATAGTAACTGCTGATTGATTATCTTCCGCAGTACTAAACACTTGTGATTGTTTAGTTGGGATTGTTGTATTCTTTTCAATTAGTTTAGTAGTAACACCGCCTAGTGTTTCAATACCCAATGAAAGCGGAGTAACGTCAAGTAGCAATACATCTTTAACATCACCACTTAATACACCTGCTTGAATTGCGGCACCTAGTGCTACAACTTCATCTGGGTTAACACCTTTGTTTGGATCTTTACCAAAGAATGTTTTAACAGTTTCTTGTACCTTAGGCATACGTGTCATACCACCTACTAGTACAACGTCTGTAATATCACCTTTGCTTACACCTGCGTCTTTAAGAGCAGTTTCACAAGGTTTAATTGAACGTTGGATTAGTTCGTCTACAAGACTTTCAAACTTAGCACGAGTAATTTTTAAATTCAAGTGCTTAGGTCCAGAAGCATCTGCTGTAATAAATGGTAGACTGATGTCAGTTTGTGTTGTGCTTGACAATTCAATCTTTGTTTTTTCAGCCGCTTCACGTACACGTTGTAGTGCTAGTTTGTCTGTTGAAATATCTACACCAGACTCTTTCTTAAACTCGTCTACAATGTATTGTGTAAGAACAGCATCAAAGTCTTCACCACCTAATGCTGTGTCACCGTTTGTTGAAAGTACTTCAAATACTCCGTCACCGAGGTCAAGTACTGATACGTCAAATGTACCACCACCTAAGTCATACACAACAATCTTGCCTGACTCTTTTTTATCTAGTCCGTAAGCAAGTGCCGCCGCTGTTGGTTCATTTACAATACGTAAAACTTCTAGTCCTGCAATTTTACCTGCATCTTTAGTTGCTTGACGTTGTGCATCGTTAAAGTATGCTGGTACTGTAATAACTGCTTGTGTTACAGTTGAGCCTGTATACTTTTCAGCAGTTTCTTTCATCTTGGTTAATACTTCTGCTGATACTTGTTGTGGGGAAAGTTCTTTACCTTTTGTTTCTACCCACGCATCACCGTTCTTTGCTTCTACAATTTTGTATGGAAGCGTTTTAGCATCACGTGTGATTTCTTTTGATTTAAACTTACGTCCAATTAGACGCTTTGACGCATAGATTGTGTTCTCTGCGTTAGTAACTGCTTGACGCTTTGCTGATACACCTACAAGTGTACCATCGTCAGTATAGGCTACAATACTAGGTGTAGTTCTATTACCTTCTACGTTTTCAATTACTTGGGGATCTTTGCCGCTTAGTATAGCAACACATGAATTTGTGGTACCCAAATCGATACCAATAACTTTATTAGCCATTTTTTTCTCCTTATTAAGCAAGTTTTAATTACAAAACCTATTCAGCATTTTGTAACATATAAGTATTTATCACTTATATAGTATATATAGTGTTAAATCGACTATTTTTCAAGTCTAAATGTTACCGATTTATAAAATAAAACTGATTGATACTATATCTACCACTTCCTATACACCTAGATACACTATGTTGTAAAAAACTTGGAAATAATATAGTTGTATTATTTTTTAATGTAGGCTTATATCCAAAGTCTGTAAACTCTAAATCTCCACCTTCAAATGCTTTTGGTTCTTTCCATAAAACTGTCACGGCAGATAATGTGCCATGATCAGCATGATGATCATATACTGCTCCGTTTCCATAATAGTTTACCTGTGTTACATCATGGTTAGTGTAAGGTAAGTATCCTGCAAACGGATTGTCTTTTAGTTGCTCTTGCAAATAAAATAGTTTCCTATTAAAGTTCAAGACGTAACTTTTTTCTCTGTTATCTTTATAGTGTGTATCCATGTGAATAGCACACATTTTATCATTTGCTCTAGGGTCGCCAGTTTCTGCTGACGGTCTAAAGTATGCGTCTAGTGAATTAATCTCTACAAGGATTTCTTTTAGTTCCCACGGTTCGTAAAAATCGTAGATGATACTATGATGAAAAGGTTCATGTAGATTCTTAACAAGCACTAGTTACCTATTGTGTTTTTTTCGTATACAGTATTGTGTGTTTGTGTACAACGTACAAATGTAGCACATCTACTTAGATGTTTAAGTCTTATTGCGCCAGCATAAGTACAAGCAGAACGCAACCCACCCAAGATATCTTGAACAGTAGTAGCCACTGCTCCTCGGTAAGGCACAAGAATTTCTCTTCCTTCACTGCTTCTATACTCCTTAAGGCCTCCAAAGTGTTTGTCGTTCGCGGCCTTCGAACTCATTCCGTAGAATTGTACAAACTTTTTTTCTTCAATTTTATTTTGTATACCACCTTGATCAAAAGTAACTTCATCTGTAGTATACATTTTAGTAATTACTTCTCCACCACCTTCATCGTGCCCGGCGAGCATTCCTCCAAGCATAACAAAATCTGCTCCTGCGGCAAAAGCCTTTGCAACATCTCCAGGCGATACGCATCCTCCATCGGCAATAATGTGTCCACCGAGACCGTGTGCGGCGTCGGCACATTCAATGACTGCGGAGAGTTGTGGGAATCCAACCCCAGTTTGAATCCTAGTAGTACACACGCTCCCGGGACCAATACCCACCTTAACAATATCCGCTCCACTTAAAATTAACTCCTCTGTCATTTCTCCGGTAACTACATTACCTGCAATAATTACAATATGTGGATATAAACGTCTAAACTCTGCAACAAAGTCACGGAAACGATTTGAATATCCGTTAGCAACATCGATACAAACATAACGTAACTTATCACCTGTTTGTTCATATACTTGACGAAACTTTTCATGATCGTGATCAGTAATACCAATGCTCATTGCTACATACTGGGTACGTTCATCGTATTCACTATCAAAGTAACATACTAGATCATTTACACTATATGTCTTTTTAAGACAGGTAAACATTTTTACTTCAGCAAGTTTGTCTGCAACTTCAAATGTTCCTACACCATCCATGTTAGCGGCCATAATAGGAATACCCCGCCAGTGTCTATGATCAGGTCGGATTTGCTCCATGCTCATATCTTGTGGCTTCCAGTTACGCCAAGTAAATCCTCTTTCAAGATCTACTTCTTTACGACTTCCTAAAGTTGAACGTTTAGGACGTAGTAATACATCTTTGTAGTCAAGTTTAATGTCTTGGTCGATTCGCACTTTTAACTCCGTAGTTAAACGATACTGCAATACGTTCGTTGTTGCTTTTGTTTTGTGTTACTTCATGTTTTGCCCAGCCAGGAAATATTGCTACCATGCCAGGTTTAGGCGGATATGTTGCCATTGTGCTTGTGATAGTATTATACTGACTTAGATTATCAGGGATATAATACTGTGCATCATCAGGACGATAAAATCTTAAATCACCCATATTCTCATCTGGTACATCAATGTAGAATACTCCACTTAGTAATGCATCTTGATGATTGTGTAACGTGTGATATGCTCCCGGTCCATTAATGTTAATCCAAAAGTTTTGAAATTCAACTTCTGGTAATCCGCAGACTTTAGTTACATACGCCATAGCCTCATCTAATTCTGTTAAAAATTTTCTAAGTACTGGAACGTACTGTGGATCTACTAGATCAACATTTTCAATACTACGACTGTGCCACCCACCTTGATTGCTGTTACCATGCAAGTCTGGTTCTTTAGTTCTCCAGTCATGTGCAATATGTTTCATAGCATTTCTGTCTACCTTTTCTAAATAGCCGGCAAACACAAATTGCGGAAACCATAAGTCTGCTTTAAATTCCATTAATAACCAAATTCCCTTTCTTTACGGCGAACTTCTTTAAGCCAACGGGCACGACCTGCCGCTTTTGCTTTCTTACGTCTTTCACTAGGTTTAATATAGTGTTGACGTTCACGTAGTTCTTGGAGTACTCCATCTTGTGAAACTTTTCTTTTGAATGTTCGTAGTGCTTTATTAAAGTCGCCATTTTTTACTTCGACGGTTAACCCTTTGAAATGGTTATCGTCTTTCTTCCGTTGTCTTGACAAAATACTGTTCTCCTTCTGCTATCTGTCGAAGATCGTAGACTCTATTATTACTAATTAAATTATATGGTCTTTCGTTGTTACTTGTCAAGTAAAAAGTTTTAGATAATGGAAGAAGATATCCAATAAGCCAAACACAACTACTAGGCACATTATCTACATCAATAATAATGTAATCTACGTAATTAGAAACCTCAATAACCCAATCCTGTTCTTCTTTGCTATCAAAAAGGTACAGATTAATATCCGCTTTAATATTCTTTGCAACTTCATTAAACTGTTCTTTTATATTGTCGCTAGGATTAACCAAAAGAAAACTTAAATTATTATTCATAAGTTTATCTGGAGGTGTGATCAGATTAATAATAGGTTCACTCATAACAAAATTACTTATTTAATTATTTGTGGATCTTGTGCCAAACTGAATTATCAGTTTGTTCGGAATTTTGAACGTATGTGTCTGGTTCAATTACTGTTGTGAAGTTGGGTCTTGTTCTTCCGGCTGTGTTTTCTTGCGGATTTGTTTGTTTTCTACTTTGGTTATGTACGAGGTTGCGTTCGCTCTTTTTTTTTGAAACTCTGGTGTTAACTCTTCTGCGTAAAAAATTCTATTCTTAGTATCTGGAATATCACTTTCTTCTGTTTCTTTTTCTGCTTCTTTGTTTGCGGCGTCAACCCATTCATTCCATTTGTCTAAGTCTGATGTCATATTAACTTCAGGTTCAAGTTCTTTTTGTTCTTCTTCAAAGTTAGGTGGTTCGTTAACTGCTATCTTTTCAGCACGAATTTTTTCATACTCGTCAAAGTTTACTTCTTTATTGTCATCATCTTGTACTTCAACTTGTTCCATTCGCTGATCATGTTCAGTTGTGTTGGAAGTATCATCCTCTGGTACCACAGTTCCGTCATCTGCATCTGCATCATAACTAGGGTCTTGTAAATCTCTATCATCGTCATTATCCTTGTTTGGACCTTCTGGGTCTGACTTTGGGGGCAAACTACCTCCTTTGTCCTCACGGTACCAATTGAATGTGTACTGTGATGCAATTAGAAGCAATACTGCTAATGGGTCAAACACAAAGATAATAATAATGATTACCCAACGTACTGCCGCTTCTAATAATGTTTGATCTGCTTGTTCACCGTAGATAAATTCTGCAATATACTTAATAGGTCCTACTTCTGCTTCTAGTTTACGATATTCGCCTTCAATTTTATATTTCTGTTCTACTAGTGTATCTATTTCTGTATTAGCATTTTTAATTCTTAATGTTTGTGTATCTATTTCTGCGTCAATGCTATCTGCTTTATCTGTATTACCTAACTGCTTACGTAATCTGTCAATAAGAGCATTTGATTGTTTAACTTGATCTTCAGCAGTCTTACGTAGACGTTTAATTTCTTCAGCGGCCGCTTTAGCCTGTGGATTATTTGTTGCTTCTTCAATCTTTTTAATTAGTGCTAAACGTTCTTTCTGTTTTTCGTCTTGCCAGTCGCCAATTTTATCTGCTGTCTTTTTACCAAAGATGCCATCTGCACTAGCACCAATCATTTGTTGTGCTTTTTTAGTTTCGCCGTTGTCAATATAACCTTGTAGTGTTTCAATTTCGGCATCTATTTTAGCAAGTTCACTACGCCATAATGATGCTTGGCTATCAATTATAGCCTGTTGTTCATCGATGGCAGGTTGAATTCTTTTATAAGCATTGTCGATACGTTCTTGTTCTTTGTCAATTTGTGATTGTATGTTAGCGTCAGAACCTGTACCGCTTGATTCTAGTTTTTTAATTTGATTTTCTGCACGAACAATAATATCTTCGTTTCGTTTAATTTCGTTCTCAATACGTTCTACTTGTGCAATACTTTCTGTACCTGCACTAGTTTGTTCAATATGTGCTTTAGATAGGAACCCAAAAATACCCATACTTGTAATAAACATTAATACGAGTACTGCTATAGATAGATACGTCTTAAGCCACCATGCGGCTCTTTCCCAGTTTCGGTGTAACCATACTGCTGTAACTAGTTTACCTACTTCTAAAGATACACCCATTACAATAATGGGAATTGCGGCCGCGGCAAATATAGCCACTAAGCCTGCGACACTATAATATATTGCTACTGCTGAAATTGTCAGAGCAGAAAAGAATGTTAAAAAACCTAATACCATGCTGTTCCTTTTTATATACATTATATTTATCGACGCTTTTGATATTAGATAAGTGCTATTTTTATCGAATAAAACGCCAACCCTTATGTCCTGACTCTTTACAAGCCGTTTCTTTAAAGTTTCTAGTTTTGCCTTTATATAACAATGTACTTGCTAGGGTACGACAATACCCGCTACCTTGCGGATAAGTGGATAGAACTAACACTTTGCCGTTAGTTCCTGTTTGATTATTGTACCATGATGACTCTTCGCCATTCTCTAGTGTGTTAAGAGCAAAAAAGATAGATTGTTCTTGTTTTAATCTATCTTCTTGTGGAAGTCTATACCAATGCCACTTACCTAGATTAACTAGGATACCTACATACCCGTTGGACGGTTGATATGTTGACTCTACACTAGATAGTGTGCTATCACTTCTATGATATGTATCTTGTGATGTTGTTGAACACGCCCCTAAAAAACTAGTAAGGACTATTAACAATATACCATCGCGAAGTTTCATAACTGTTACCCTTTACTAGACAAGCATAGCCTTTACGTTCGACCATTTGTCCATTAATGTTAACTTCATACCAATGTTCTCTACAACTTTCTGCTAGACCCATTTTAGGCGGTAGCATCTTTTTAACTACATTGTCACTACATTGGACAATAGTATTACTAGATACTGTCTTACCATCCTTTATTTGGATTGTTTCGTCTGTTTGGCAGTATTGTGGTATATGACTTTTTGTTGCCACTTGACCTGTACTGCTACACGCCGACATCAGAATTACAGATAGTAGAAGAACATACTTCATATTACTGAGCCTGCTTTGATTCTAGAATCAGTCTATCAAATACCTCTAAAGGCATTTTAATACGAACGTATGTATGAACCCTATTAGTACTTGCTAACTGATAAGAGTACTTCTTAACTTCAAGATGTTCTCTAATAGTTGTGTCCTTAACAAGGTGTTCAACTCTTGTTGAATCGTTTCGTGTGTCGTTTTTAATGTCAACAACTGTAGATGAATTTACAGTTCCGTTGATTCTTTCTGCAAAGCCTTTTACTGCGAATGCATAAGCCTGTGATTCACTTGCTTGTTCGTATAGACTTTCGCCCATACCACACGCATAAGCATAATCAGTTTTCCAGAATAAAAATCCTTCTGCACCAATTTGCTCACAGTCAGCATACCAATTTGGATTTGCCTTTGTTTCTCTAACTTCGAGTGTCTTCATCGATGTACAAGCACCTAACATAGATGCAACTACACCAATTAGTAACACATTCTTTAATGTGCCTTTCATAAATTTAAGCCTCCTTAGCCTATTCGTTTAATTTACTATTACAGTATATACAAATATAAATCAAAAGTCAAGTGGAAATTTGCCAATTTAATTTCGACGCATTTGTGCGATTTCTGTGGCTTGTTTCTTACCATTACCGCTATCGTCTTCAAAAATTGGAACCATATTACTTTTGTGCATTGTAGCAATGCCCAAAAGTTTTCTTTCACCTGTGTACTGCATTGGTTCCTTTTTAGTACAGGGTGAAAAACTTGCTGACGTTTGTAAACTTGGAATGTGTTTTGTTTCACGGGTAACAGTTGGGCCACTATAGTGCCACGGTGTATTGATAACAGTTTCTGTTTTGGTTTTTGGTTTGTATTCTCCGTGAATGTAATCAATGTACTCGTCCAAAGTCATCATTAGTTTATGAAGTCCTTGTTTCTTGTATTCTTTATTTCGAATACGTAAATCTTCTTTCCAACGATCTAACTTTGCCTGTGTAATTTTACGCTTCTTCTTAGTTGTGTTAAGAGTAGTTAAGCCTCGAGCCAAATGCATTGTCATATTGTCACCTTTATGTTACATTAACACACTTATTGTAGTATATAGATGACAAAAAGTCAAGTGAAATTTAGCCAAAAAAATAGGGCCCGAAGGCCCCATCTTTTATTTTAGTATTAGAATTTGTATTTGACGCTTGCCAATACTTGCTGTGTTTCAGCGTGTTCGGCACCAGTAAATACGGAACGTCCACCTTTATCGTGGTAGTAAAGTCCCATTTCCAACCCGTCCTGTTTGTCAGAACGTTTTGAAGGATCGTAGTTTGTTGCTAGGTTATATACTACACCGTAGTAGTTACCATCATATCCTAAGTCATCATTTTCAGTTCTGTGTGCTGTAACATAAACGTTTTTGTTTACGTTATACATTACACCGTAATCTAAACGATCGTCTTTTGTATATGTGCCTGTATTCTTATCGTCCCACAGTTCAACACCCCAAACTAATGGAACGTTCCATCTGTATAAACTACCACCAATTGAATAACCTTCTTGGTCACCTTTGCCTGAATCTTCAGGAGAAGTAATACGCATATAAGATACATCTGCATAACCCATTAAACTAATTGTACCTGTTGCATAACCTACGTTTCCGTCGTTATCCCAACCAAGTGAAACACCCCAAGGCTGTTCTTTCTTTAGTCTATATGAATCAAAATCAAATTCGTTGTCATATTCCCAACCACCAAATGTTAACACAGTTTTTTCTCTGTGATCAATTCTGTAGTTTGTTTCTGTATAGATTAGTGGAACAGAAATTTTAGGAGTCTTTGCGAATCCCATTCTTTGTGCGTCAGTTTCACCAATGTACCATCTTGCTACATCATTACCAAAACCTAATTGCTTTTCTTGAACAGTATTGTTTAATGTTGTATCTAATGAATAGTGAGTGTCGTACTTCATTGATGCCCCAATCCAATCCACTGAAAGTGTTTCAGGAATGTTTGTTGAAATACCTAGTTGCAATTCTGCACGTGAGTCCCAACCTGAATCATAGGTTTTGTCATCATAGTAACCTTCTACTTCACCATTTACAAAAAAGCCTTGCGGCAAGTTTGGAATATTATTTTCTAAAGCCTCTACTCTTTCTTCAAGACTTTTGTCATTAGCCAATGCACCTGTTGCAAATCCAAACAGGATGGCTAACACTAATGTTAGTTGTTTCATTTTATTTGTTTTTCCTTATCTTTATTCGAATAAAAAAGACACCTAGAGTGTCTTCTGCTTTTATTTATGCACTCAAAGAGTGCAGTTGTTTATTTCTGGCTAATCCCACAAATTTTCGTAGTACTTGCCAAAAAGTCGGAAGCCATTTGAAATACGTTTCTGTTCTTTATCTATTTCTTTTTTATCTTCAAGACGCATCCATACATCGTCTTTGTTTGCTTTACAATCGAACGCATATATCATTTCGTCAAGGACCCAATCCCAACGCTTAAAATGATTGTCATCTGTTTGGCCTTGATACATTGCACTAATCTGTTCTTTCGGTGGCCACAGTTCTTTTGGAACATCTTTTTCATCTACATAAGGAGCGCCGTGTTTTGTTTCCTTTAATTGTTTGAGCATAGGTAAGATAATTGGAGCAAGTGTATGATCCATACTCCAAGTATCCCACTTGTCAATATGTACTTTTACTTTTTGTTCTGGACTGTATCCAAACTTGTCATACAGCCAATTGCTCCACGGCCAATGATCCGGGTACTTTCCAATTTTAACCTTCATAACTTACCACCTTTACGTTTTGTTCTTTGCCGGGCAAAGTAAATCCTCCTGCATATTCAAATGCTGTTTCTACATCTTCAAATAGAACAGGCTTAAGATTCCAATCGCATTTACCTGTATTCTCTGTTACAAAAATCCAATCGTCTTTACCATCAAGGCAAATCATTATAGCGTACACTAGTAATCTACCTCTTCAAAACTTTCCTTAATATATGCCATATTGTATTTGGAGGGATAATGTTTTAACAATCTACTTGCTTCTTCTCTAACTGCTCGTGGCACCCGTGGATACTTCTTAGGATCTCGCAGGTCCATTAGAAATCGTTCTACGTTTAATACTGCATTTGTTCTTTCAATTGGTAATGTCATAGTTCTACAATCTCTACACCGTCGCCAAACTTTTCTTTAAGTTCGTTGTAAACGCCAGCATTGCTCATACGCAATCCTTGATAATCTTTACGCAGATTATACACACTTCCGCTGTCAGTTTCAACTGTGATGTAGTCTTTTTCAACATCAATGTTCATTGTTTTAATAGGACTGCTCATACGCCAACTGTCACCGTATAGATACGAACCACTCCAGCCTGCGAGAATTTTTTGAAACTGTTCGCCGTTGTGTTTGATTTCTAATACTACCCAAGTATCTGGGGATATACCTTGTTCTGGTTCTAGTTTCATTCTATCTCTGCTCCAAAGCCATTTTCAGTAGCGTACAACTTCTTAATTTTTCTACCATCAATTTCCATTCCTAATGCTACAAATGGTCCACCACTTGGATCAAACATTCCTAAGTCTAAAGTGTCTATACCTTCAACACCTTCTCGTCCACCATAACGGCAGTATTTCAAACTATCGCCTTCCATAGTAAATTCATATGTGCTTTCTGATACTTTTGTCCAAGTATAAGAATCACTATATCTATTTGTATATTTTACATCAGATTTAAACATCGTCTTTTTTCTTTAGGCTCCAATTACCATTGTCTAATTCTTCCCAGATAAGTGTATCGCCAATGTCCCAACCTACTTGGGCTAATGCTTCTGGGGGGAGTTCTAAATATAATTCTTTTGTCTTGCCATCTTCTTGAACTTGAACAGTCCAAGAATTTTCACCGGTCTGTATTGGATTTCGTATCATTGCTGTCACCTTTGATAATTAAAAAGTGCAACTTTTCTGTTGCTAGGGAAGTTGCCACCCCCGAGTGATTATGCCGCTAGGGCAAAATCCTCAGAAAGACGAACGTCTTTTTGCTCACCGAAGTTTACAAAAGAAACGTTGTCCAATGCTTTATCGTTTGCATCTATAACGTTTGCTTGATTTACGGTCATCGCCTACCGGTAACTCCACGTTCTCTAGTACATCAGTCGATCCCGATCACCCCCTCAAAGCACACTCTGTGAATGTGTTTTAAGTGAATGGTGGAGGTGGGGGGAATTGAACCCCCGTCCTGCCTGTGTTCGATTGGCTTCATCGTTACAATACTTATTTAACTACATTTTAACGCACTTGTCAACCGATATGACTTCATTAAGTGCTACTTTTTTAAATTTTGGATAAGTAAAATATATTTCAAACCATAATTCTAACAATGCGAAAGGATTAATGTTATGGCGAAGTTAGCAAAATCATACGTAAAACACGTAAGAACTCCAAAGAAAACAAGTCAAAGTTCTAGACGTAAATCATGTAAAATGAGTTCTATGAACAAACACAAAAAACGTAATCATAAGTTTAATGTGGGACAAGGACGTTAATGGCGGTTAAAAAAATAAAAGGTGTAAAATCACACAATTACAAAAGATATATTAATGATGTAGAAGTTAAACCAATTAGGTTTGTATTTACTGGTGGTCGTAATTTACTTGCAGGAGCAGTTGATGGCGAGATAGTTATGGATCAAAATGGAAACCCAGTTCCTTTTCATAATATAGATTGTGATTTTAGATAAAATTACTTATTAAAGTTTTCAGGGCGAGTTAAATTGCCTGCAATCATTCTGCCTCTATTGTCAACAAGTTCATACTCAAGCATCATCTTATTTTGAATTGCTGTTATATGAGCATCGTTAAAGGCACTGATATGAACAAAAACGTCCTGACCACCTTCGACAGGTGTTATAAAGCCATAACCCTTCTTCGAGTCAAACCATTTAAGTTTACCAGTATGTCGTTCTGCCATTTATATATTCCTAATTCTCTGTTAAATTATTTAACAAAGTATTTATGCTCTATGCTGGACATTTAAATGCGTAGATACGGCACAGGACGAGCCTGTGCAGTAACTACAATTAATAAAGATTGAATTAAAGTGCGTTCTTACGCTCTTGAATTTCAGCACGTCTAGACTTCGCAAGTTTACCAATATTACCTAGTGCTTTTCTTGCTCTTGCCGCCGCGGCTTTCACGTTTTTTGAATCAAACGCTTCTGCTTCTTTTAAGTAAGCCTCATATTCGGCTACGATTTGTTCATGAATTGAAGACATAATTTTCTCCTTGTCTATTATAATTATCGCCATATTAAAATCATACTCGCAGATCTGGCGTTACGATGTCTAAAATGGTGAAATTGTTTTATTTGGTTTTTAACATATCGCCTAGTCCTGCTGGTGCAGTTACTAAGCCACTCATCTGCTGTGAGTATCCGTCAGCAAATTCTTTTTTGGTAATTGTAACTAACGTGATAGCAGATTGTTTAATACGATATGACTTTTCTAGTTCAGCAGTAAACAAGAATGGCTGTAAGCCAATGCCTTGCTGACTAGCAACAAGAGTCAACGGTGTTTTAACTTTAATATGCTGATCGTTTTCTTCTTCAAGTTTACCAACTAACTCTTCTCCAGATACCATTTTAATAGTAATAATATCTCCAACTTTGTATGGTGCTTCGATTAACATTATATTGTATGTCCTGTTCCGTTAAATCCTGTATCTTCGATATATTTGACTAACTCTTGATAGCCGCCAATATATTTTCCTTGTAGAATAATCTGTGGTACTGACCTTGGTTGTGGTAAGCCATTTACTTCAAATTCTTCTGTAAGTTTCTGTACTGAAATGTCAGTACCAACTTGAATTGTTTCAAATTTTACATCTAAGTTTTTCAATACTGCCTTTGCTTTGTCGCAATAAGGACACATTGGTTTTGAGTATACTACTGTTCTGCTCATAGTTTAAATCCTTTAAGTGATTCTTTATTAACGTCTTGCTTGATGCCTCCAACAATATAACTTTCAACTTCTGTTTCCTGTGGAGCAACTTGCAATCCACTACTACTTAACCAGTGCTGGGTCCATGGTAGCGGGTTCTGAGTTGATGATGCGTCAAAAATAGGATCGTAACCTAAAGCCTTTAATCTTCTATTTGCGATGTACTCGACGTAGTCACCTAACAATCTTTCGTTAAGTCCAATAATTGATCCGTCCTTCATCAAGTGTTTTGCCCATGCTTTTTCTTCTTCTACACAATTACGCCACATATCATAAACTTCGTCTGTACATGATTTTGCGATCTTTGCCATTTCGGCATCGTCATCACCACGTAGCCAGTTTTTAATAACGTGAGAACTAAGTGCTAAATGTTGTGCTTCGTCACGAGCAATAAGTGAAATAATTTTAGCAGAACCTTCCATTAGTTTCAATTCACCAAACGCAAACGTACAAGCAAATGAAACATAGAAACGTAGTCCTTCTAAAATATTAACATTCATCATAGCAAGGAACATTTGCTTTTTAACATCTTGTAGTGTTCCTTTCTTATGATGGAAGTACTGTTCAGCAGTTTCTGTAAAACTATCATAGTTTTTAGTTACAGAAGTTGCTCTTTTAATAATTTCTTTATCGTCTAAAATTTTGTCTAATACTTCACTTGGATCTGGATACACGTTTTTCATAATGTGTGTATAAGAACGTGAGTGAATAGTTTCAAAGAAGTCCCAAGTAACAATACAGCCTTCTAGTTCAGGTAGTGAACAATAAGGCAAGAAAGCCAAACAAGGTCCGCGACCCTGTACACTATCTAATAGTGTTTGATACTTTAGGTTAGAAGTAAAAATATGTTTTTGCTCTGGACGGAAATTAGCATAATCTGCTCTGTCTTTTTGTAGACTTACTTCTTCTGGTCTCCAGAAATATCCAAGCATGGTTTGATTTAATTTATCAAACACAGGGAACTTGAATACATCATATCGTTGTGTATTCTGATCTGCTCCAAAAAACATATTCTGTTTTGTGAAGTCTACTTTATCTTTATTAAAGACAGTTTTTGCCATTTTCCTTTATACCTCTTTCATAACCCAAGTATTATAGTTATCTTATTATACTTGAGAATTAATTTTTGTCAACCTAAATTGTACAACTTTCGCAATGCTCTTCGTCCAAATCTCCATTAACCTGAAGTTCTGGTTCAAAACCATTTGGTGTACCTTCAACTCTTGGCTCTTCTTCAATCTCACTTGGATCAGTTTTAAAGTCGTAAGTGTTTTGGTAGTAACTTGTTTTCCAACCTAGTTTATATGTGGTTAGCATATCTTGTAACATAACACTCATAGGAACTTCATTGTTCTCAAAGTGTGTTGGATTGTATGACCAATTACCACTAATTGCTTGATCAAAGAACTTTTGCATAACAGCAACAACATTAATATAACCTTCGTTGCTTGGCATATCCCAAAGCAATGTGTAATAGTTTTTTAGAGTTTGGTACTGCGGAACAATCTGCTTAAGAGGCCCTTTCTTTGACTTCTTAACGGACAAGTAACCTCTAGGTGGCTCGATGCCATTTGTTGCGTTCGACACAATGGAACTGCTCTCTGAAGGCATCTGTGCGGACAACGTTGAGTGCCGTAATCCGTGCTCCTTAATATATCTTCTAAGATCTTCCCAATCATATTTTAATGTAATATTACATACCTCGTCTAAATCTTTCTTATAATGATCAATTGGAAGTAAGCCGTCTGCATACTTTGTTCTTTCAAAATACTCACACTGACCTTTTTCTTTAGCAAGTGTTGCCGAAGCATGAAGCAAGTAATATTGAAATGCTTCTGTTAACTCGTGTACTTTAGTTAGTGCTTTTTTGTCACTATATTTAACTTGATTCTTTGCAAGGTAATGTGCTAATCCAATGTATCCAATACCTAATGAACGTCTTGCTTTAGTAGACTTTTCAGCCGCTTCTACTGGATAACGTTGATAGTCAATAATTTCATCTAGTGAACGTACAGCAAGATCACATAGGTCTTCTAAGTCATCTAAATTTTTCAATACACCAACGTTAATAGCACTAAGAATACATAATGCAATTTCACCTTCCTTGTCATCAATATGCTGTAAAGGTTTGGTTGGTAGTGTAATTTCTTGACATAGGTTACTCATGTAAACTGTGTCTTTAAATGAACTATGTGTGTTAGCATGGTCGACATTCATGATGTAGATACGTCCTGTTTCTGCACGTTCTTTAATCAATGCAGAAAATAAATCCATTGCTGAAATCTTCTTTTTGCGAAGTGATGTTTTACGCTCATACTTTTCGTATAGTTCTTTAAACTTGTCTTGGTCTGCAAAAAATGCTTCGTACAAATCAGGTACTTCATGTGGCGAGAAAAGAGTAATATCGCCGTCGGACAATAACCTTTCGTACATTAATTTGTTAAGTTGAATCGAATAATCTAATCTACGTACACGGTTATCTTCTGTACCTTTGTTATTTTTTAGCACTAGAATATCTTCAATTTCATAATGCCAAATAGGGAAGTGGGTAGTTGCATTACCGCCACGCACTCCGTTCTGTGTACAACATCTTACAGTTGATTCAAACTTCTTTAGGAACGGAACTACTCCCGTATGTGCAACTTCGCCTCCTCTGATCTTCGAATTGATCGCTCTAATTCTTCCTGCGTTGATTCCAATACCTGCTCTTTGGGCAGTATAACGTCCAATAGCCATATCACTGCTAAAAATGGAATTGAGAGTATCATCGCTGTCAACAAGAACACAAGAAGCAAACTGACGAAGAGGAGTTCGTACACCTGCCATAACAGGGGTGGGGATGTTGATTTTAAAAAGTGAGGTCGCATCGTAATATCTCCTTACATATGATAGTCGTGTTTCCTTAGGGTATTCAGCAAATAGTGTTGCCGCAATCATCATATACATCATTTGTGGAGATTCAAAAATTTCACCACTACTTCTATCTTGTACTAGATACTTGTCAACTACTTGACGCAAACCTGCATAGGTAAAGTTTTCATCACGTTTGTGTTTGATGTATTTGTTAAGTTGTTTAATTTCATCTTCAGAATACTTTTCAAGGATAGCAGGATCATACACACCTCTTTCAATATTTTTGTTAATCATTTCTTGTAAAGTGATTGCATTGTATTGACCAAAAGATTCTTTATAGATAGGATATAATAAAAGTCTTGCCGCCGCAAATTGATAGTTAGGTGCGTCTAACGAAATAAGATCGTTAGCACTCTTGATTAAAATTTCTTGAATTTCCGCAGTACTCATACCATCGTAAAACTGAATATTTGCATTCATTTCAATTTGTGAACTACTTACATGAGCAAGTCCTTCACAAGCCTCTTCCACTACAAAATGAATTTTATTCACGTCGAGTGGCATTAACGATCCATCACGCTTACGAATGTGGATACCTGCGCCGTTTGACATCTATCTTCTCCTTAAATTTAATCCTGTTAATCTTTATGATGTTGTAGTGTATTTATTGTAGTGGTATCATTGGATATATGCGTTGTGAAACAATATTAGAGGGTAAATCCGTCTTTTGGCAAACCTCATTTAGTTTGTAACATAATACATATTGATCGTCAATAATGACCGGGTACATTACCTCATCGTTTATTGTATCTGTACAGATATGTATCTCAAATTTGCTTTGAGAAAACCTATCAGTTAATTGTAAACTATAACACACTCCAAGGCTATTTGTAAAGTCACAAATTTTATTTTGGCAAAGTAGTTCCCAAGGATCAGGCCAAGTCTTTTGATCCCAAGGATCAACACTTAATTTACACTTATTAAGTGTGTTATAATGTTTTATCACATCTTCAAAGGGAGTCGCACTTGTTTCTAAACGTTTTCTAAAGTTTATCCAACTGGAGAGTTTGGTTTCGAAATTTTCTTCTTGCATTTACGACTTATATTTTACTTTAAAAAGGATTGAACCAGTATCACTAGTTGTAGTGTTAATCATTTCGATAACGATTGTATCAGTATTACCATCGCCATCTTCATCCGAAAGAACAGATCTAAACTGTAGATTATTTCGAACTGTATCATCACCTAAGAAAGTAAAGTCGTCGCTTGTAGTTGTTGTTCCGTCTGCTCTGTTAACCAAAATGTCCAAGACACCTTCACGTAGTGCATTCACGTGTGTTGATTTATAAATGTATTCAACTTCAATATTTTTAGATACTTCACCGGATGCTCTTAAAATTCTTACATAACTGTTCTGTTGTGTAATAGGAATTCTATAAGAAAATCCGTTTTCAAACACCCCTGGACCTTCAATGTCTGGAGTATATTTGTAACCTGAAATTAATGTTTGGTTAAATGACAAGTCACTTGTTCTATCAAAGAAGTCATTGTTACTGCTGTTCGAAAGAGCAGTACCTTCTGTAAACTTGATAGTTGAATGAATAGCGTTTGCATTAGCGCCACCTAAGTTACCAACATTTACAAAACTATTGTTTGAACTAGTATTGTAATTACCAATATTAACTAGGATACCGTGTTGGTCAATATCTCTAAATTTACTATTTGTTATAAGGTTACGTTGTGGACCATGTAGTTGTCCTTGTGATCCAATAATTGTATTCAAGCCAAGTACAACACCGTGACCTAATGTAACAAAGTCGACATTTGAAAATGTATTGTCTACAACATCAAAGTCGGAAAACACACCATAAGCAAAACCTTCGATTAAAACATTATTAATATAGTTGTCGTTAGTGCTTACACTTGTCGATAAACTGTTTAACCTAATGCCAATTTGGTCTGCGCCAAGAGCATTGTTTGCTTCCCAGATACCTTTAATTGCTAAATCTTCAAAATGACTGCTACGACAACTTTGCAATTTTAATCCTGTGTTAGTCGTTTGTTGTAGTAGTGTTAATCCTTTAATTGTAATCTTTTTTGCTTGATTATTAAATGTACTTGTTGCATCAAGAGCATAACTGTTTGGACTACTTGCTTCATTAACTGTTTCCATGATAGGAGCATTTGCTGTTTGTACAATAACAGTCTTTTCACTACCTTCACCAATAATGTTTGCATTAGGTGGAATTCTTAATGGAGAAGAAAGGTTATATGTTCCTGCTGGAATCACTAACGCAATTCTACTAGGTACACTACCTTTACTTGCTGGGTTTAAATATAATTCATCAATTGCTCTTTGAAGAAATACTGTTTGATCTGACCCGTCGCCTGTTGCGCCAAAACTTTTAACACTAACTGACTCGTCTAATCTTTCTTGTAAGGAACGTGTAACAGGATTTGTAATCGTTGGTCCTGTTTGGATAGTATCAATTTCTGCTTTATATTCATAAGTGTCTGCAAAGTTAAAAAGATTGTCATGTTCAGTAATAACTTTAGTATTACCAACTGCTGGCGATCCTTCTGAAACAGAGCCATTACCAATGTAAAGTTCTCTTGTGTCTACTGCCCAACCAAACTCGCCACCTGCTAATTGCGGTACTCCCGAGCCTTGGTTCTTTTGTCCTCTACGGACTTGAATACGTGATATTTGTACTATTGCCACTTTGCTATACTCCTTACATAGTATTTATGCAAAACGGTCATAGTACATATATACCCTATCCCACCATTTTGATTCCCAGTGTTTAAATTCGTCTGGTGTTAGATCAAACTGCTGGTATTGTAGGTCTCTACTGCACATAAACACATGGCCTTCTTTAATGTCGGTGCCATACACTTCGTTGTGTGCAAGAGCATAGGCTACAAGTTGTAGGTAATAATCTTCAACCCATTCTTTTTTCTTGGGTTTGTTAGTTTGTTTAAAGTCCATGATAGCCGGCTGGCCTTTGTATGTTCCTACAAGATCAGTCGTTCCTGCGTAAATTTGAGGGTGATACAGGTTGATTTCACTACCCCATATTTCGTCTACATCTACCATAGCATTTTCTTTAACTTGCTCAGCCATCTTATGTGCTTGTTGCGAATAAGGATTACTTCCTGGGTGTCCCCATTCACCTGTGTCAATATAATCTTCTAAAAATTTGTGCATACGTGTTCCAACACTTGCGGCTTCAGTAACAATCTCTTGTGCTTTTTGTTCGCCTACACGTTTCTTCCAAGCAATTAGATGTGTCTTGTCTTTTGTTTTATCAAGTATAGTTGTAACACTTGCAACAGCATTGCCGTCTGGACAAGCATACAATCGTTTGCCGTCTACTTGCTGTCGTTTGATTTCTTGGTAATCGTATCTATTAGTAATTAAACTCATAATTTATCCTATTGGGCAGGTTTCCACTTTGCTTCAAAATTAATAACCAAACAACGCCTCTTGTGTTTATAAGGATAAGTTCCGTGATTAACATTACCATTCATGATAATTGTTTTGCCAGGTGCTGGTGGAAATTCGTGGAATTCTATTTGTGTATTCGGGTGTGCCATCATGGTATATAGACACCCATCTTGTTTGAACATTTCATCCTGTTCTTTATGATCAAAGTACATAACTGTACTAATTAGATTTTCTTTGCCTGTATGATTATGAATGCCTTGGTAGCCATAAGGTTTGTATTCAATATACCAAGATTGATCTGGTTTAATTGATTCTATTGGAATATTTAGGTTTTGTACTTTGTCTAACACCCAGGAAATATATTCAGATGATATCGAATTAAGATCAATGTCGTGCTGTATTCTATCTGGGTATGTTACAGTTTCTTTAAAACTATCAATCATAATCCTATGCATAATTTCATAGTTATGATATTCAGTTTCAATTAAAAACTGTCCTTCAGCAAAGTAGTTATTATCCATTCGGAGTGTCCGGATTTAGTTGAGTTTGCATTCCTGGAATTGCTTCGTCTGGTTTGTAGTATTCAAAATCAAAATCAACAACAAAACTTCTTCTAGGTGCTTTACATGGATATACTCCATGCCATACTCTGCCATCCATTAAGATAGTACGTCCTGGATACGGACCAAATTGATTGTATAACATAGTACCATCTGGATGTGGCATTAGTGTATAAAGCATTCCGTTCTGAGGAGTCATGCCGTTCTGTGTGCCTGACACTTCTTGTTGGTCATCCATAAACATAACCATACTAATACATAACGGTCCATGATGATGTATTGCTTGATATCCGTAATCATAATAATCAACACACCAAGTCTTACTTACTTTAATACTTTTAATAGGTAGCATATATTTACGGATATTTTTCATAACCCATTCACCTAGTTTATTCCAATTAATATCGTCAAACTTTTCTTTATCAATTGGCGGAAAGTTAGATGCTACTGAAGGTTCAAATTTTGTTTCTTTAAGTGTTTCACTGCTAGGAAAGCCTGCAACCTCTGGACTGTCAGGATTTAGTTTGTCTGAGCGTACTACTGAACCGCCAAACTGTGGAAGTATAGCAGGTGTAATATCGTATTGGTAACCATTAAACGTTGTTTTGATTTCACTTTCATCTTCGCCTCTAAACTTTTCATTTTCAAACAACGGCAAAAACTCTTCGTAGAAAGGACACTTTGCATCAATAATCCACTGATTATTTGCACTATGGAAATTAGGATCAATACTAAAATCTCTTTGTATATTCTGTCCAACTTTTTTAAATGTCATTAACTTAACTCCTTAAATGCGGAAATAACTTCTGTTCCGTCCTTCTAGATTAATAGTAAACACAATTCTATCTTCATCTGTTTCATTCTTTTGGGTTTGGTGTGTAAGCCATCCAGGGAAGATTAAAACGTCATTTGTTTTTACACTAACTTCTCGCCAGTAGTCGTGTATAGTGCTTTTAGGAATACGACTGTATGCTACCCACTTATCTCTTAATAGTTGTTCAAACTCAATATTACCACCATTAGGAGGATTAACAACGTATGTGCTTACTACCAAACTTGACGATCCATGATCGTGTGGCATAGTCCATGCACCTTGTTTATGTAGGTTAGTCCAACTACCTGTAATAACAATGTCTGAAAAATCAACGTCCCATTCACGTAGAGCAATTTCTAACTTTGGATATAACCATCTAATAAAGTCTTGGTTACATTCCCATTCGTGTGGAGGGTTTAGATGTCCTGCTGATGAACGTCCGCCATCTGCTTCAGTCTGATGTAGTTCTGCTTCTTTATCAATATAGGATTTGAACTGTTCGATATCGAATCCTGGTTCATAATGATATTTGTATACCAAATTTGGTACTATTGAAACTTCTGACATTCTTTACTCCTTGTGCTATAGTATATAACAAAAGTTACAAGTTGTCAAGTAAATTATGAGAGTGCGTTATCTGTTGCTCTTTGAGCCATTTGGTCAACTTCGCCGTCTGCAGGCTCTTCACCACCTGTCATTGGTTCTTCGGAGTCTGTTTTAGTTGCAAGTGTTAATCCCTTATCGTCAAAGTTTTTGATAAGTGGTTGAATATCTGGATTAGCATCATAAATCATTTTGAAACCATCAAAGTCAAACTGTGGTGCTTTCATATTACGCATGATTTGGTTTAGTGCGTCCCAAGATAGATAGGCAGGCTGATCTTGATTGTCAGCACTACCTATCATGTTTCTTAAAACTTTAATGAGAATGTTTTTGGAAGGTTCTTCTTCCTCAGATAACGTTAGGCCTTTTTTTTTGAATCAGTTAATAACTGACCTAATCTTCTGCTTCTTAGTACGCTTTCTCGTTTGGCCCTGTCTGCCGTTTCTTCTCCGCCTGTTGCTGGTTCACTTGCGGCAAATTCGTCTGCTACTGGTTCTTCAGCACCGGCTTCTTGATCAACTGTAGGTTCCATTGCTGGTTCCTCTGCTGGAGCCTCACCTTCTGCTCCTGGCATAGTTTCTGGTCCGCCTTCGCCTGTTACAATGGCTACGCCACTTGTTAGTGCATCACGAGTTGTTTCGAATGTTGTGTAAAGAGATTCAAGTGCTGGTTTTACAGTATTAACAAATTGCTCACTTACTTCTGAACCTAGTTCGTCTCTAATCTTGTCGCCTAGTTCTAGCATTGATTCTGTTTGCATTTCTGCTGTATCTTCCATCCAGCCTGTAATTCTGTCAACCATGTCCTTAGCGGCCATGACCAAAGTTGCTTCTTCTTCAGCACCTTCTTTTACTACAGACTCATCTTTCTTGCCAAAGTATTTCTTTTGCTTGTCTGACATACCTGAGTCTTTGCCTGATTCTTTATCTTTGATAGCCTTCTTCATAGGCTCTTTTTTGTCACCATCTTTGTCCATATCAAGGAAGTCTGGTTTTGCTTCATTAGTTTCACGTTCAGAAATTTCAGCGTTAATAACATCAAGGAACATTTTTGCTTTCTGATAAGTGTCGCTAGTGTTTACAGATTCAAACTTTTCACTCATTTCAACTTGACTAAGTTGTGTACGTAATCTATTACGTGCATCTTCGAGTTGTTCATTAGTAAACTTCTCTATTGCAATACGTTGTCCAAAGGTCTTAGCAAGGCTCTCATTTAGCGCCTTTGCTGTTAATGGTTTTCTAAGTTCTTTTAATTTCATAGTTTTTGTTCCTTACGCTTAATGTTATTTATCATTATTCATCAAATATATAGTGATCAATCTGGTCCATAGTATCGAACGTTTTGTCCTTAGCAATCTCAAATCGTGTAATAATTGCTTCTTTACGCCATTCATCTTCTGTTTTTTCGATAACATTCTTATGAAACAGGCTATCCATATAGTGTTTACATAGCAAATTATCCAAACTTAATATGTGATCGCAGTCGTGATCACGGTTCTTTTCACGTGCTTTTGCGTATGCTATAGCACCCCTTTTACTAAAGGTTTCTGCTACCCTTTGATGTGTTTTAACATCAAATACTAAAAAGCCATCTCTCGACTTGCGTATAACAGTATTACGTATTCTAATGCTTTTACCTTTTGCATAAGGCAAATGTACTTCTTGCAATCCTTTTTCCATGATTGCATTAAGTTCTTTAATTATTTCGTGGTTTTTCATTTGCGATCACCATAGTCATACCGTTATTGCGTATTTTAGTTACCAAAGCCTTGCGGATAAGGTTTTCAATAATGAACTGTTCATTCTCTGGAAATGCTATTAAAGGAGTAACGTTTTGTAGTCTTTCTAATATTCGAAATTCATCGTTACTCATTTGCATAGTAAAACCTTTAAAGATTTCTTTAATCTTCATTATACTACCTTCTTTGCCGCTGGTGTACCAACTGCCTGATCTGCTTTTTGTTTTACTACACTATCTAAATCTTTTTTAGTGTATACAAATGCATTAGGCTCGCCTGGTCCTGGTTTTGGATTCTTCAATATAACTTGATCGCCCTTGACATCATCAATGTCGAATTCTTCTTCGCCTGCCCCTCCTTGTTTAGGCAAAGATAATTTATTTCCTTTTTTGAGAACACTTTGAGCAATATTATTTTGTGATTTTTGTATTGCTTTAACTGCTTGTTTTCCTAAGCCTTGTGCAACATTGGCCGCTTTGCCCATTGCTTTAGTACCTAACTTAGCACCTGCTTTAGCCGCCGCACTTCCCATTGAAGCACCAACACGACCAACAGCCGCCGCAATAGCAGGAACCACTTCTACTACTACTTCTTCTTCTACTGGCTTAGTAAAGTCTTTTGCTCTCATTATTTTTTAGTCCTTTTTCCAGATCTAAAGTTTTTCTTTAAGTGAGACTTTTTATAACGTCTCTGTGTTAATGGCTTATTCGCTTTAGTCAAACGTTTTGTTAAACCGCCTGCTCTCTTAGTACGAGCAGTTTTAACTTTCATTACACTACTGCGTCTTGCTTTTGCTCTCTTAATATTTAACGAACTTCCAACTTTTTTAGTTGCTGAACAAGTGCTAGGTTTTGCAACAATACGTCCTTTACGTGTACCAGAGGTGCAACGATACTTACGAGTAAGTTTACCTTTGTCTCTCCCCCAAATTTGAACAACACCTTCTGTAAGTTCAGCAAATCTCATTTTACATCTTCACACAATTATCAACGGTCTTGCCGTTTTTCTTTTTGGTGCCCATTCTTTTGTAGCCTTTCCAGCATACTTTGCCGTCAACACCTTTTTGCTTTTCTTCTGAAACAAAACGCCAATTTGGATTTCCGCATTCGGAACAAACATAGTTGCTATCTACTTCATAAATTTTCATACTATCTTCCTCTTGATGCTTTATTTAATGCTTGTACTCTGCGTGAAGCAGGGTTAATACGTTTTGTTCTACGTGCTTTACGCATCATCTTACCGCCTATTCTTGCACGAGTCTTTTTCATAGTAATACGTGCTTTCATATTAGGTGCGGCAAAACACTGAGCCATGCTTTTAACAATACGACCTTTGCGTCTTCCAGTTGTACAACGAAACTTGCGTACAACCTTCTTGCCAGATCTTGCCCAAATCTGCTTTTCTGATAATGATTCTGTGATTTCTCGTACTAGCATAACAGTATTTATGCCAGTTAAACGTTAGTTTGCGTTCATTAGGATGACAACAATAGTGGAAAGTAGTCCTGCTACGATAGTGCCAGTTGCACCAATTAGTACTTTAATCATGGACTTGTTGCCGTGTGTAATATCTTCGTGGAGATGCTCGACCTTTTCTTCGATCTTCGCTAAACGTCCTTCTAGGACTTCATATCTTTGAGCACATAAATCAACGTGTGCTTCTAAGTTTTCTTTTTCTAAGTCAGTGGCTCTTGCCATCTTTATCTCTCCGTTCCTTAGTTTATCGTGGAAGGGGCCTAATAATTGTAACCTATGTTAAGATGTAATGTTTGCCTTATACTATTATTTATTATACATCCAGGCTAATATTATCTGCTAACATAAAAACTATGTTAGTTGCTTCACTATCTTTAGTTCTGAATGCACTATTATTTATCGTGATTGTCTCTGTTAACCCAGCAATTACAGGTATTAAATTGAAATCCTCTTTTAGAGCATCAACACTTGTAGCACCTTCTTGTTCAACAGTAAACTCAAAAGTCCAAATACGTTGCTTACCTGTAAAGTTTGTACCAAACCCTAGTCCGTCTATATCTGCGTCTACTGAAACAGGATCATTTTGAAAGTATGGGTTTGCTCTCATACCTAACACTTGTAGAAATGTATTCCAATTTGCCTGTTGATTAATTGCTTGTCTATCCTCAGACTTAAATTTGGTTAGGCCAGTTTTGGTAATGTCAATTAATGTAATAACTTTGAAGTTCATACACTTACTTATAGTCATAAAAAAAGGGCCCGAATAAATCCGAGCCCTTTTCGATAGTTTCTTCTAAACTATTAATTAAGCAACAGTTACTGAAGAAGCCGCTGTTACAGTAGCCGCTGAAAGGTCAAAGTTATTTGGACCAACTGCGTCACCTAATGCACGGATTCTAGCCTGTAAAGAAGCCGCGTCATCTTTGTGACCGTCTACGATTACAGAAACTGTTTGTGCTGAACCTGCTGAGTAGTACATTAAAGGTGCTACTTCGCGGATGATTGCTTCCATTGCTTCGTTAGCGCCATCGTCTTCAGTTGTTAATGCCGCTTGTGCGTCGATTACGAACGCCGCAATTTGTGCTGTTGAATACACAGTACCCTGTGCATATTGGCCGAAGCCATTTACTCTTGTTACGCCTGCCATTTTATTTCTCCTATAAATGTGAGTAAAAATAAACGTTATTCTTACTCGGCTCTAATGGCCACGCATCGTTCTCTTGATGCTTTGTGGTTACTATTATTTAGTCTTTTTTGGAAAAATATAGGATTAACGGCTCTTTTTGGCTCGATTATGTAATGCTCTTAGCATTTGAACAAATCCCGGTCCTGCTTTAACAATATCATCTACCATTTTAACTACAGGTGCGTATGCTTGAACGTAAGGTGCTGGTACAGCCTTGCCGTCTTTTGCTTGGTCTAAAAACTTCTTAGTTCCTACTAGACCTTTTGCACCAACTAGGTATCTATAATATTGTAACTCAGGACCGGTTGGAGTAGCCAAGTCAGGTAAACTTACAGTTGGCTCGTTGTCTTTAATTCTTGCATTTTCTAAATCTTTAGTACGAGCAAGTTCTTCAATGTAAACAATAATATCACTGCTTCTTAGTTTTGCTCTAACAGCAAGTAACAATCGTGTAACTGTATTTTGTTTTTCTTGTGTGCTAAGGGAGTTGTAGTTAAACAAATTACGTCTAATTGCTTTGTAGTCAGTGTTAGTAATGTTTAGTCCGCCTTCTAAACGGATAAGTGTTTCAGTAGGTCTTATTGCTGTGTTGTTACCTACTGCACTCAAATATCTATTTAAACCCATTGTAGGCAAGTTAGTTCTCATACGTACTGCTTTTGCACTTTCAGGGTCTTTAAGTTTTGCTAAGGCTTTGTCGTCACCTATAACAAAATAGATAAAGTTATATAGATCTGTACCAACCATTCTAAACTGTTGGTATGGACCATATGATGTTGTTTTCTTTGCGTAGCCTGCCGCATAACCTCTAGTGCTAGGAAATAGTCTTAGAAGTTCTAAACTTAATACAATTAAGTATAGTCGTTCACAACAATCTGTATAAGACAACTTGGCCTGATCAGATGAGTTGCGAGTCATTCTCGCTTCTGCTAGGTCATTAAGGAATGAAAACTTTTCTTCCGTAACTGGAAGTTCGTGTCCACCTTCCATGGTTGCCCACTCCATTGCTGTAAACTTTTCTGCCATTATGCGTAGTTACTCTTTTCAACACTTTGTGGTTGATACTTTTTCAAAAATGCGGCGACCATTTCTTTTTGTCCGCCTGCACCTAGTAGCATACCTAGTGTATCTGCGTTTTGTACATCTTTAGTAAACTGACGTTTAATATCAGGCTTAACTCTGTCTGTAGTTAATAGCATTTTAATAACAGTGGCTTGTTCAGCATTAATTTCATGCTGTTTGCCATCGTCTGTTGTTACAGCCTTAACTGGATTTGGATTGCCTCTTGAGTCAAGTACTTTACCTACTTGTACAATCATAGGTGTTTGTTTGAAGTCTGGATCAAGACCAGCGTCATCGCTGTCTGCTGGATCCATTTGTTTCTTCATATCTGCAAAATCATCGTCCATATCTGAATCAATGATAAAGTCTGTTGCTTTCATAGTATTCTCCCTTTTTACTGCTCTGTTTGCTTTACTAAAACCTGAGCGATTTACTAGTTTAATATCACCACCAGGGTGTGCCAACACATAACCTTCACCACCTGGGGTATCACCAATACTTGCTTTAATGTCTGTGTCTTGCTGTTCTAGTTGATTAATAATATCATCTTTAACTGACATTATACTTGAAACAGTTTCCCACATAACTGAAAACGCTTTAATGTTTTCTTTAACGTATTGAGTAATCTTTTCTTGTTTAGGCTTACTAACTTTACTACTGCTTAACCATTGAATAAAGTCTTTACCTAAATTAGTTAATCCCGAGTCAACTTTGCTGTTCATATACGTATAAAGTATTTTGTCAAAGTCTGACACTTTCATTGCTGTTAGTTTATTTCTATCTAATAAACTATCAATAGCACCTGCATTTTGAGTTACAAGATTTTTAAGTTTATCAATTCTTGTAGTATCAATCTGTGGTGATTCTTGTGGTGTTATTGGAGGAAACACTAACAAGTTATTTCCTTCAAACATACCGTAATCTTTTAATGGTGTTTCACTACCATCTTCGTCTACTTCTCTATGAATAACTACACCAACTTTACTTGCACCAATACGCTTACCAATGTCGCTCTTAGCGTCAACTGTATAAGTTACAAGTTGTGGTTTAAAAACGTAACGTCCGTCTTTAACAGGCGGTGTGTCAAAATATAACATATCACCTTTAAAGTATCCTTTGTGTGATAAAGGAACAGCCTTCTCAGCAACAGTATAAGCATTTTTCATATTAGCCGCTAACTGAGCAAAGCCTTCTGGATTCTTTTGTGCGCCTGGACGATTTAAAAACATTTTTTCAACATCATCTGCTGATTTAGTTTTGCCGTCATATCCTTTTGCACTAAAGCCTGACTTGTCGGTAAACACAAAGTCGCCATCTTCATTGCGTCCAAAGATAACTGCTGGCGAGCCGTCCCACTTAATAGTAGTAGCACCACGTCCTTCGTCATTAGCCATACTAGCCAATGCATCAACAACACGTAGAGCACCTTTACTACCATTAAAGAATATTTCATCTTCTGCGTGTTGAATACGTGCTGGCGCTTCTGTAACTATTTTTATTTCGTCAAATCTCATTGTGGTAGTACCAATCCTTCTTTTTCAAAAAAGTCTTTAGCATCTTTTACAAGTGCTTCATAGTTTGGATCGCTTTTAATTTTTGCATTGATAGTTTCAACACTTTTTAAATCACCAGCGTTTGAACCATCACCTAATAAAATCTTAGCAACTTCATCAGGGTCTTTAGTAACTTCTTTGTTTGTTAATCTATCAACTAGTCCATTAGTCGGAGACCATTTGTAACCTAATGCTTTTGCAATAGATGCCATCATGATCATTCTATGTTGTCCTTTAAATTCGCTCTTCTCATCACCTCTTAAAGCAAACTGCATAAACTTAGGATCACCAAACATTAAATCAGTTTGTACAAACCCAAGTTTCTCATTGCCGTTAATAGGAGTTTTAAAATGTACACTTATACCACTCTTTGCAATCCATTGTTTAGTATCATCGTCTGGGTGATTCTTTTGTACCCATGCACTTAATTTTGATACAAGTCCGTCTTTGTCAACACTTGCTTTATCAACAGCAACATCAAGGTCACCACTAGTTGGTTTAAGTCCTGTACTACCGAGCATATTGTTTACATGATCAAGACCTGTAATTTTTTCAAGCCATTTAAGTGTAGGCTCAACATCTGCTTTGTTAATACGTTGTGTTGCTGGTTCACCTTCTGGTGACTTAAAAACGTTTCCACCCTCGTTTAAGATCATTTCTTTTCCTTGGATTCAATTATTTTATCAACGCCACGTTTGAATTTACGAGGATCGCCACTTCGGATACTATTAATAAACCTGCGTTCAAGTTCATTAGCCGTTTCGGTATCATAACTTTCAGCAATACGATTAAGCAAATTAATACTGCTTTCAATAAGATTATTACCAGTGGTCTGGATCAGATGGTCGTTGTTACCAGTCTGCCTAAAACTACTAAGTTCCTCTAGGATTGATCGTGTACGTTTTCTCATTTTCTTTTCCTTATGTTGTATTTAGTGTATTAAATAACTTTGTTGTCGTCAAATAGGTTGACAGCCATTATAATAGGTTGTATACTAAGCAAACAATATAAAAAGCGGGTGTAGCATAATGGTAATGCACTGGCCTTCCAAGCCATGTATGGGAGTTCGATTCTCCTCACCCGCTCCAAACAATGCAGGAATGGTGTAGTGGTAACACGACAGTCTCCAAAACTGTAAACTGAGGTTCGATTCCTTGTTCCTGTGCCAACCCTCTTTTTGCCTCCATAATATAATAAATACACATATTATAGGAGGGCAAAAATGGGTATTTCTGCATTTAATTTTAAAGAGCGTAGTCTTTTATTTGCTAGACTGGCGCAAATAGCATATTCTAATATAGATGTTGCTAAGAAACAAGCAAAGAAGTTAGGGTTTACTACAGTAGAGTTTTACGAAAAAGACGGAGCACAAGCATATCGCTTTATGAATAAAGAGGATCTTGTTATTGCTTGTAGAGGAACAGAACCAACAGAGTTTAACGATATTAAAGCAGATGCAAATGCCCTTCCTGTTATTGCTGAAACTATTTCAAGAGTACACAGAGGATTTAAAGCAGAAGTAGATGAACTATGGCCAATGGTGCTAGAAGATTTACAACGTAAAGCCAATGACAAGAAAAAGATTTGGTTCTGTGGACACTCACTTGGAGCGGCAATGGCTACTATTATGTCAAGTCGTTGCCACTTATACCCAGACGTAGAACCTGTGCAGGAACTTTACACATACGGATCACCAAGAGTAGGCTGGCCTGGATATGTAAAGAGTCTTGGTGTAACACACCATCGTTGGGTTAACAATAACGACATTGTAACAAGAGTTCCACTTGCTATTATGGGTTACAAGCATCACGGTGAACAACACTATCTAAATGCATACGGCAATGTTCGTAAACCTACAGGGTGGCAACTTGTTAAAGATCGATTCCGTGGAATGTGGATGGGGTTAAAGCAAGGCAAGATTGATAACTTTTCAGATCACAGTATGGTAAACTATTGTAACTATCTTGAAATGTACGTTTCAGGAAAAGAAAACAGTCAAAGTTAATCTTTACGAATACGTTTATTATATTCAACTGCTTCTTTTAAAATAGACAGGTCAACATCATCACGTTGGCCTGTTTTTATGAGTGCATTTATATCTTTAGGAAAACAATGTCCACCAAAGCCACGTTCTTCTGTGATGAAACTATGACTATCTCCTATACGTTCGTCCATTGTTGTATAGTGTGCTACAGCGTCATATTCGATGTCTAATGCATCACATAGATCATACATCTGATTAAAGAAACTAACCTTTAGTGCAAGGAAACTATTGCGAACATACTTAGCAAGTATAAGTTCTCTAGGTTCTGCAATTTCGATGCCTACTCCAAACACATTTCCCCAGAAGCAGGTACTGGTACCACCGATTAACATTAGATCCATTTTTGCTAGATCTTCTACTGCTGTTTTTGCCCTAAGAAACTCTGGAGAGAAGTTTAACATACGATTAGGAAATGTGTCTACCAACATATCCCAACCTTCTACCGAGATTGTGCTTTTGATTAGAATAGGTACATCAGGAGATGATTCAATTACTTCGTAAACATTTTCCATTTCACAACTGCCATCAGGTCTTTCAGGCGTTGAAACACAAATAATAACTGCATCTGTGTCTTGCGGAATTGGTTTATTGTATTCTGGCCAAGCAGGATCTACAATAGTAATGTCATGCTTGTCTTTTAATACTTCTCGATGTGCTTTGCCTACAAAGCCATACCCTGCA